TAGATAAATACTACGCATCCGAAATTGACAAACATGCCATTAAGCAGACGCAGCTCAATTTCCATAATACAATCCAATTAGGAAGCATCACCGAAGTAGACGTTTCCAAACTTGACCGGATAGACTTTATCGGAGGAGGAACGCCCTGCACTAACTTTTCTTTTGCAGGTAAAAGGCAGGGAATGAGTACGAAATTACCAACTAAAAAACAACTATCCGACCTTAAAGAGTTGAAAGAGGCAGGATGGCGTATTAATGCTGGTGATTTTCTATGCCCGGTGTCTGAACGGGTAGAAATTCACACCCTTGAAAGATACTTGGAGCTGAAAGAACAAGGCTTTGAATTTGAAGGTGAATCTTACCTATTTTGGGAGTACATGCGAATATTGCGGGATGTTCAGAAGTACAATCCGGATGTAATATTTCTTCTTGAAAATGTAGAAATGGGGAAGAAATGGGAGCGAATATTATCTAGTGCCGTGGGACTGTTTGGAGTACATATCAACTCTGCTTTAGTATCCGCGCAGAACAGGAAAAGGATCTATTGGACGAACATCCGAACGAAGCAAGAAGGCTTGTTTGGTGAGGTTCATACGGATATTCCACAGCCGGAAGACAGGGGAATACTTCTAAGGGACATTTTGGAAGACGATGTTGATGAGAAGTACTATTTGAGTGGTAAAATGATTGCTGGAATTATAGCACATAAGCAGAGACATAAAGATAAAGGAAACGGGTTTGGCGCTAACATTGATAATCCATTACATAAGGATAACGCGATATTATCCAGAACATATAAAGACGGCAAAGAGAACTTGATTTGCGTTGCCATGCGCGGACGTGAAGACGGGAAACAACATATCGAACCGCAACTATCCGGAAAAACAAACTCGGTAACCACCGTACAAAAGGATAACCTCATATACCAGAGAGCAAGAGGAAATAACAAAGGCGGTATGTATGAATCGAAATCGCCTACATTATCCGCAAACGCATGGGAGCAAAACAATATACTATCTCAAGCTTCGTGTATTCGTCGCCTAACTCCTACCGAAGTTTCTCGCCTGCAAACTATTCCTGATTGGTACAGATGGGAATGCTCAGACACGCAGATTTATAAGATGTGTGGGAACGGATGGACAGTAGAAGTAATAAAACATATTTTATCCTTTATGAAATGAGAAAGAAAGTATTGCTAGCCTTAATGATCGGGTTGATAATATACCTGATCATAGAAATAATAAAGAGTATTAATACAATAACGCATTTGGTATGACATACGAAGATTTTTTATTGAATAAAACGAGTACAAATATAGATTACGGAATAAATCCAATCTATATACCTGATACGATGTTCGATTTTCAAAGACATATAACAGAACAAGGTATCAGGAAGGGAAGAATGGCAGGGTTCATAGATACAGGGCTTGGAAAGACATTTATAGAACTTATCACCGCGTATAACTTCATTTTAGGCACAAACAAAAGGGCTATAATAATAACCCCTTTGGCCGTGGCATTTCAATTTATAAGTGAAGCTGAAAAATTCGGTATTAGCGACATTGAATACTCAAAGGATGGAAAATTCAAAAGCAAATTAGTTGTATGCAACTATGAAAGGCTGGAAAAATTTAACCCGAATGACTTTGAGTGTGCCATACTTGATGAAAGTTCTATCCTGAAGAATTTCAAAGGGGCAATTAAGCAGATAGTAACGGTATTTATGAGAAAAATAAAATACCGGTTCCTGTTTACTGCCACCCCATCGCCTAATGATTACATCGAATTAGGAACCAGTTCTGAAGCGCTTGGATATATGGGGTATATGGACATGCTTACAAAGTTTTTTGCCAACAATGAGAATAACATCCGTCCTCAGGATATAGGGAATAAATTCTACCTAAAACCCCATGCAAAGCACGATTTTTTCCGATGGGTTAAAAGTTGGTCCATATCAATGAGGAAACCGTCCGATTTAGGATTTTCAGATGATCTATTTATTCTACCGGAATTAACTATCAACAAATACCCGGTAAAGAACGATAAAAATTGGATAGAGGACGGTCAGATACTTCTTTTTGGTAAGATAGCCAAAAGACAGTCTGAAGTGCAACAAGAACAAAAGATGACTATCGAAAACCGTTGCGAAAAAGCTGTAGAATTAGCCTCTATGCACGAAACGTCCGTGTATTGGTGTAATCTAAATCCTGAAGGAGATTTACTAAGGCAAATAGACAAAAACGCCGTGGAAATAAAAGGTTCCATGGATATAGACAAAAAAGAAGAGATTCTATTGGCCTTCTCCAAGGGGGAAATAAAAAAACTGATAACGAAACCCACAATTACGGCTTTCGGTCTTAATTGGCAGCATTGTAATCACACTGTATACTTTCCTACATTCAGTTACGAGCAATACTATCAGGCTATCCGTCGCTTTTGGAGATTTGGGCAAAAGAATCCTGTAACATGTGATATGGTTTTTTCGGACGGACAAAAAAGAGTAATAGATACCCTATTAGTTAAGTCGGATAAAGCAAACGAGTTATTCAACTGCCTTAATTCCGAATTAAACGATCAGTTCGAGATATCAAAAAGAGAATTTAAAAACAATGTAAAACTTCCATTATTCATAAATTATGAAAACAAAGCAGCAGCTAATTACAGATGATTATGCAATATATAATTCAGATTGCATGGAGATTATTCCGGGTATGCCGGATGACAGCATAGACTTAAGTGTATATTCTCCACCTTTCGCAGGATTGTACAACTACTCGAGCTCCGAAAGAGATTTCTCCAATTGTGACTCCAAGGAGCAATTTTTACAGCAATACGAGTTTCTCATAAAAGAAATAGCTCGAGTAACAAAACCGGGAAGAATTACGGCGGTACATTGTACAGATGTAATGAACACCAAGACCGAAATCCTTTGGGACTTTCCTCACGAAATAATTGCATTGCACGAAAAGTACGGGTTTGATTATAAGAACCGAATTACCATCTGGAAGGAGCCGCTAAAGGTACGCATGCGTACAATGGTAAGAGCTTTGATGCACAAATTGATAGTAGAAGATTCTACGCAGTGTTTTACTGCATCCCCGGATTACCTACTGATATTCAAAAAGAGAGGTGAAAATAAAGTTCCGGTAACTCATGAATACGGATTGTTTGAGTATGCCGGGGAAACACCTCTTTTGCCGGCAATGGAAAAGACATACGGAAACTGGGAAGACCTGTGTAAGAAGTTCAAGGGATGGAAAGATCCTAAAACAAACAAAATGAGTCATCTTATTTGGCAGAGATATGCTAGCTCGGTATGGGATGACGTGCGAATAGATAATGTTTTGCAATTCAAGGACAGCAAAGAAGACGACGACGAAAAGCATGTACACCCGCTACAATTAGATGTGATAGATCGCATAGTAGAGCTTTATTCTAACAAGGGAGAGATAGTTTTAACTCCATTTATGGGAGTCGGCAGCGAAGTCTATAGTTCAGTATCAATGGGTAGAAAGGCTGTAGGTATAGAATTGAAGGATACATACTACAAGCAGGCTATATTGAATTTACAGACCGTAAAAAGCAGGTATGTAAACGAGACTAGATTGCAAAAGGATTTGATGTTTGATTTAACGGAGAATGAATTATGAAATGTATCACATTTGATAAGGCAGCGCAAGACGCGCTACCTGAAGAGATTAAGGCTAGAATGAAAGCCGACAAAGAGAGAACAAGGAAAGAGCTTCTTCCGAAGTGCGACAGCTGCAGCTGGTTTGATTTTTCGTGCAATATCGGAGAACCTGGAGAACCAGCGTGCTCGGATTATTTAAAAAACGATTAAATAAAAGAATATGGAAGAAATAGATATCAATAAGATAAAAGAGCGAATCTCAAATGAAAGGAAAAGCGAAAACTCCATTTTGGTAAAATGCTCATGTAATGAAAAATATGTTGATGCTTCTGGGTTATCAGAAAAAGAGTTATTGATAGCCATAATATATGCCTATAACACTCTTTCAAATGACGATGACATATACTACATAATGACTAAAAAAAGACTCAAAAAGTATTTTAATTGGAGTGATTACAAGATTCATAAAATGGTAAAATCCACACCGGAAATAGTCGTGAAACCCGCATGGGATGATGAAGGCTATCTGTGTGGTAATGGATATGTGATAGATGAACTAACTTAAGGGTAAATAGTATGGCAAAAGTAAATGTAGGTACAATAAAGATCGGAATAGAGAATATTAAATGCTCTGAAAGATTATTATCTGAAATATGCGTCGAGATAAAAAGCGAAGTAATACAAGCGTTGACCGAGTTGTCTGTATATAGACATGAAAATAACCTAGACAATAACGAGTTTGAATCGGTAGAAGGTAAAATTTGTGCGATAGGTGATTTAATTGATCAAATAAAATAATAGAATATCATGGCAAAAATTTATGTAGCGAGCAGCTGGCGCAATCAATACCAGCAAGAAGTAGTTAAAGTACTTAGGACTTTAGGGCACGAAGTGTACGACTTCAAGAATCCCCCGGGAAGAACGGGGTTCCAATGGTCAGAAGTTGATCCTAATTGGCAGAACTGGACTACCGAGCAATACCGAGAAGCTTTAAGCCATCCCGTTGCGATTGCAGGATTCAATTCTGATTTTAATGCAATGCAATCGGCTGATATCTGTGTTATGGTATTGCCTTGCGGGCGCAGTGCGAATACAGAAGCCGGATGGATGGCTGGTGCAGGTAAACGTGTATTTGTCTATTCTACCGAAAAGCAGGAACCTGAATTGATGTACAAAATTTATGAGAGAGTGCTTTGTAGCATTGATGAATTAACAGAATTATTCATCAACAAATCTAATGAAATGATTATAAAACAAAAAGGCATAGATTTAAATGATCAAGTGAGAGTTGTACTTACCGAATATGGAGCCAATTCGATAAACAAAAGGAATACGCAATATAATAAAACATATCCAACTATTAATTGGAAGATGGATTACAAAGAAGGAGATGCGCTTCATGGTCAATTATGGATGGTATTGTCTAGGTTTTCTTTTGATGCAGGTGGAATGGTGCCATTTTTAAACTTAGAGAAGCTATGAAAGTATATATAAGCCTACCGATCACAGGATTGGATATTAAAGAAGTAAAAGCTAGTGCGGCTGAGGCTAAACGAAAGCTTAAAGAGATGGGCCACTCTCCTATTAGCCCGCTGGATATAACACCAAACGAGGATATGCCATACTCATACTATATGGGAGCCGACATCATGGCTTTATTAGAAAGTGAAGCGGTAGTATTCCTTCCGGGGTGGCAAAACTCAAACGGGTGCATGCTGGAGTTCAACGCAGCAATTATCTATAAAAAGAAAATAATACTCCATATAGATGAAGCGAAATTTCATAGTACAGATCAGCAACATGTACCTGAATGAATTCATATTCTATTGGGTGTATTACGAGCAGCCGTGCGCACTTTTATTACTTAAGCCCAAAGAAGAAGGGTTGACCGGAATAAAACTAACTATAGAAAGCCCTGAAGCGGAAACGTTTCTGAATAGGGCAAAAGAAAAAATAGGATTTATATTACACGAAGTAAATTAAGAGATCATGGAAACAAGAAAAAACGAAGTCAAATATTTGACATTGGAACCAAAGCAGTTACTTAATAAATATATAGCAAAACGTGTGCTTAAGAAATGGCAACAAAACTTCGTAGATGAAGATACGGGAGAAGTTACCACAATTGAACGTAATGAAATATTATATGATCGTGGAACAAAAATAGATCAAGATATATTAGCGCGTATTAGATTTGATATTGAATCGGGAGACATAACCGAAGAAATAGAGGTATCTAATCAGCCCCGTGTCGCATTCGAAATTAAGAACGAATGCCTATATCCATACATCGCACAAGTAAGAATTAAGGATAAAAAGAAAAAGTTTTTATTCTATTCTACTGGTATAGAAATGTCGTTGGAAATATTGAAGGACTTTATAGAACTAAACTATACGGATGGATTATTCATCTCGATGGTCAAAGAATATGATTCATGCGTGATTCTGATCGATAATCTAAGGGAAAAGAAAACATCACCGGAAGAATTATACCTCAACGAAGAGATATCGCTCGAGGAGTACGGGGAAGCAATCAATCAAGAAGCTGACGAAAACGATAAGCCGGACGAAAGAAAGTTTTATCAGATAGACGCTAAGGTAATATCTGGAGAACAGGAGATAACGTGGCCGTTTATCGTTAAAACTATCAATACTAATAGAGCGATGATGATAATATCGCATTATATCAAAAAGGCTCAGGAAGAAAGGGAGAAAGAAGGTGAAGATCATGTAGAAGTGATAACAATGCCTGAACAAATAAAGCTAATATCAATTAGCTCATTTATTCCTAAAGAATTCAGCGAGGCTTATCTATGAAGAAAGTAAAGACTGTATAAAAATAACTCAAACTTAGACAATGAACTGCCGTGCATCTACCTTATTGCCTAGTTTGAGTTATTAACTCGTAAATATTATAATTATGAGCGATAATAAGAAAAGACGACGTATTAACATATCCGTAGATGATAAGTTATATCAAAGGCTGCAGCATATCAAGAATGACTACGGGTTTAAGAATGTATGTGAGTTTAACAAAGCGTTACTTAATCTATTGTGTCAGTACATCGATGCAGCAGAACAACGTGGATCGATAGACTCTGAGCACACAGATAGTGAGTTGATAATAGATATGTTTAACGATTTAGGTAGCTGGGAACATACACCGAATGGAATAGTCCCTGTTAGACATAAGAATACGGGGATATAATCAATTATGGCAAAAGATAAAGATTATATTAAGCTAATACATACTACGGAATGGTTGCAATTAAGGAGAAATACTATTACTAAGCATCCACTTTGCGAACAATGTATAGCGGATGGATATATAACGCCGGCGACGGAAGTGCACCACATAACACCCGTAGAATGTGCAGTAACATATCGAGAGAAAATACGGTTAATGTATGACCCTTCCAACCTGCGCGCTCTATGTCATAAGTGCCACGTTAAAGTGCATACAGAGATGAGAAGAAGCGGTAAAGAGGCGACTCGAAAACGTAATGATGAACATGTCAAAAAAATAATAAAAATTTTTTTTGGATGAGGCCGGGGGCCGTTTTTTAAAAGGGGGTATACCCCGGTTAAACCTCACCCAAACCTTAAAAAATTTGTAAGACGATTTTTGGATTTGCGGAACTTTTATATAAGAATGAATAAACATACAAATATGGCAAAGAAGGTAGCGGAATATCAAAAAATGGTAAAAAACGCACTAAAATCGTGCAAAAATTATAGTAAATCGCTGGATATTCAGATAATATCATTGGCATCTGCACTACGCACGCTGGAGCTAGCTAACGATGATATAGACAAATTAGATGTAACTACCGTGATAGAATCTACTAGATACGGGCAAAAAATGGCACCTCACCCGGCATTTAAGGTGCAACGAGACGCTCAGGATAGTGTAACTAGACAGATGAAAGCATTAGGATTAACAGCCATGGAAATCTCTGGAGATACAGAAGATGATCCGTTGGTCGATTTGACTACCAAGATTAAGAACGCTGGCAAAAACCCGATTATAGTTAAACGTACAAAATAAAATATGACCGAAGAGGAAAAAGACAGACTGAGAGCGGCGAAAGAAGAAGTTAGCGACGCACTAGCCCGTTTGCCTATATCGGAATACAACTTGTCGGATGTAGATATACGACTCGTAAAATATACTAGCGAAGTGTCTAGTAATCCAGATGCGCACAACCTATATGAGCAATTATCTGTGCTGCGCTTCTTTAGACTTGTAGATAAATATGGTATAAATGTAACGGAGGTACAAAAATTTTTTACGGCCTATGAAAATTTATACTTTCCGGGAAAAACCGGTCAGCAGAAATATAAACTAACACCTGTGCAGACTTTCCAATTCGCTAGTATTTACGGGTTTTGGANAGAGAATGAGAAAGGTGTTCTCCGNCGTGTGGTGCGAGAAGCATGCCTGTATGTACCACGAAAGTTTAGTAAAACAACTAGCAGCGCCGCGCCGATTGTATATGATCTGCTTTACGGAGATGCTAATGCCGAGGGATACACCGGAGCAAATAGCAGTGACCAGGCGAAGAAATGTTTCGATGTTATACGTGGGTGCTTTAGGAAATTAGACCCTAAGCAGCGTCGATACACAGTTAACGAGCAAACAATAAAGAGCCGCCGCAAAGACCGCACAGCTTTCGCACAATGCTTAACAGCTAACGCAAGGACAAAGGATGGATTAAACGCCAGCACTGTAGTAATGGATGAGTTTAGCCAAGCGCGTGATAGCGAACTATTAACGGTACTAACTACATCTATGGGAGTGCGTGACAATCCTCTAACTATGATCATTACTACAGCTTCGGACGTATTCGATGGTCCGTTCTACGAAATGCTACAAGGTTATAAGTCTATGCTATTGGGCGATTTTGACGACGATAGCGTCTTTGTACATATTTTTGAGCCAGATTTAGATGATGCCGAAGACGATGAGGCTACTTGGAGAAAGGTACACCCCCATTTAGATATTACTGTATCTATGGAATTTTACAGACAAGAATATAAAAAAGCCATCCGCAATGGCGCAGAAGCTATGTTAGCTTTTAGAACTAAGCTACTTAACATATATGCCGAGAATGAGCAAAAATGTTGGATAAGTAGCACATTAGCCCGAAGGGTAAGTATCCCGATGCCGTTAGATGCAATAAAAGGAAGACCCGCCGCAATGGTATCTATAGATCTTAGCGAAAGTGGAGACTTTAGTGCCGTCACTATGGGCATGTACGACGAATTAAAAAAGAATTTCTATTACCACACGGCGTATTTTTTTCCGAAAGGCGCACTTCCAAACCATCCTAATGAAAAGATGTACAGAGTGTGGGCAGATAAGGGATATCTAATATTAACGCCAGGTGACGTGATAGACTACCGAACTATAGTAGACTATATATTGCGGCTTAACGACGTGGTTACTATACTTAATATCGGTTATGACCCGTGGAAAAGTCAAGAAGTCATTAACATGCTGGCGGCATCAGGAGCCGATAATGTATTGAAAGGTGTAAAACAGACATACGGCAACTTTACGGCGCCGGTAGAATCCTTTGAACATGGAATAAAGACCGGACATATATTTATAAACGATAATCCAATAAACGCATACTGTTTCGGTAATGCTATATTGGACACTGATAAGCTCGAAAACTGCAAACCAATAAAGCGAAAACAGACACAGCGAATAGACGGAGTAATTACTATGCTTATGGATATGCGCCTATTTATTGATTATGAGCGTTAAAAAAGCATAATTATTATTCAAATAAGCCTTAATATGTCATTTTGATGGTGCACTTTTCTCGATTACGTAGGATTTATATAAGCAATAATTCTACGTATGAGTTTTTTTAGCAACATAGCGCGAATATTTAGGAGAGATACCGAAGATGCTACAAATGCCGCAGATAATGTAAGCTCTTCAGGCGGCGCGGAATCCCCGGCACGTACAGGTGAAGACCTATCCTACATAATGTATGGCAATAACCGAACAGAGTTAAACATAGCAACGGTTTATAGATGTGTTAAACTTTTGAGTGAAAGCGTAGCTAACCTGCCCATACAGGTTATGAGGCTTAAAGGAGATTTATTCGCGGTAGACAACAGTAACCGACTTGATTATCTACTTAACATACAGCCCGACACCAATTTTAACGCCTTTGATTTTTGGGTTATGGTTGTGCAGAATGTGCTGCTTAACGGGAATGCCTACATTGTCCCTATATATAATCCTGTAACCTTAGAAGTAGATCGTTTAGCGCTTTGTAATTCTAGATGTGTAATGCACGATACTATGTACGATCGTTATACTATTAGTGATTTAGATAACGGTGTGTATGGAGTGTACGAAGAGTCCGAAGTAATACATATAAAAGGCTTATCCCTTGATGGTAAAAATGGCCTAAGTGTATTGACATTTGCTAGGTTAACTGCTAGCATAGCTACTACTGGTGACGGAGAGACGTTAAAACGATTTGCCAATGGTGGAAATGTCCGCGGTATAGTATCAAACGACACCAGCGTTCGCGGATTTGGAGAATATCAAGACAAACAAATTTCTAAAACAGCAGTAGATATAGATGCTAAATTTAGCAGCGGCCAGCACATTGTAGGTCTACCGGGGCAGATAGATTTTAAACAAATATCTTTGAGCAGCACTGACATGCAATTTTTGGAAAGCCGGAAATTTACATTACGTGAATTATGCCGCTTTTTTGGCGTACATCCATCCTTTGTGTTCGACGATACAAGCAATAACTATAAATCAGCCGAAATGGCTAACGTTGCTTTTTTGAGCAACACACTAAATCCTATTTTAAGAAAGATAGAAACTGAATTATTACGCAAATTGATAGCACCATCATTGGCGACTAAACGTAAATTTCAGTTTGATCGTCGTGGATTGTACGCCTGCGACCTAGATAGTAAAGTGAGATACCAGACGCAAACTATAGCCGCCGGTATATATACTGTCAATGAATGGCGAAAAGAAGAAAATAAAGAGCCTGTAAAGGGCGGAGATACAGTGCTGGTATCAGCCAATTTAAAAAGTATCAATGAAGCCATTGCTGATAAACAGATATCTACTGCTAAGAATAATGATATAAAATAATTATAGAAAATGGAAAAGAAGAATAAAAACGAGGTAGTACGAAGAATGCTACATACTTGCAGCGATGTACATATCCGTGAAGCTAACGGAGAAGAACAGAGCCGTACTATTACGGGTTATGCTATTTTATTTGGTGTTCCTTCTGATCCCATTTGGAGCGATGAAGATAGCGAAGCAAGAGAGGTAATAGATAAAACCGCTGTGACTAAAGAGTTACTAGATAGCTGCGATATTAAGTTTACTATGTTTCATGATCGTCAACTAATATTAGCGCGCAGCCGCAACGGAACGGGTACGCTAAAATACAATGTAGACGAAAAGGGAGTTAGCTTTGAATTTGATGCACCAAACACAGTAGATGGAGATAAAGCGTTGGAGTTAGTACGTCGTGGTGATATAGCGGGTTGTAGCTTTATGTTTACGACTCACTATTATGATGATGCTTTCGTAGGACGTACGGTTAATGTGGTTAATGGTGTAACTATGATTGTTTATACCGTAAAGGTGATTACAGGGGTTTGCGATTTTACTTTGGCGGCTGATCCGGCATATCCGGATACATCTGTAGAGGCTCGAGAATTTGCCGATAGTCTGCATAAAGAAGCAAAGCCGCAATCGCCGGAAATCCAAGAAAATAAAACGAAAGTGCGCGAGCAGGTACGCGATATGCGCCGAGCTGCCGGGCATAAAGTATATTAATTAACACTTTTAAAAATGCCAAAAGAGAAGAAAAACTTAGTTGTTCGCGAACTGGTAAACAAATACCAAGCGAACTGTGATCGTATCACCGAAATAGCGGATGCATGCGAAAAAGAGCAACGAGAGCGCACAGAGGCCGAAACAGCCGAGTATGAAACCCTAGCAAGAGAAAATCAGCTGCTCAGCATGAAGATGCAAGCGGCTACAGCGGATCATTTGCGTGAAAATCCTAATGCAAGAGAGGATGCTATTAAGATTATTCGCGAAAACGCTACTAACGGTAAAAAAACAGAATTAGTTTTTGTTAGAGAGATTATGATGGTAAGTGATATTACCAGCGGAGCAATAGTGCCTCTTAATATTCAGGACATTTTGAAGCCTCTTACAGAAGGTTTCATACTTGACAAGGTGGGTTTGCCTATGCCTACCGGTTTGGCTGGTGATTACGTGTGGCCTATGTACGAAATGGTCGACGCTCAAATAGCCGGAGAAGGTGTAGCGCTTTCTGACACTAAAATACCATTTAGTAAAATGCAAGCTGCACCAGAGCGCGTAGGTATTGCTATACCTGTAACCAATCAAACACTCAATCAAAGTGCAGGTATTTTGGAAACCATCATACGTGAGATAATGCCGATGTCTATCAGATTATTGCTTAACAAAATTCTGTTTAGCACGGCAAAAGTAAACGGTGCCACCAATTTGGTAGGTCCATTTGTAGGATTGATAAATAGCGCTGTAGCGCTTTCGTCTATACCGACATTTACGCAGCTTAATTCTAAGATGAAAGCCGCTGTGCTTAGTACCGGAATTGACGGAGAGCATCTGTGTTGGATTATGAGCAAGAGCATGGAAGCTATCTTAGAAGGCACACCGATCAACAAAGAAGGCATATATATTCCTATCGCACAAAATCACGTAATGTGTGGTTTGCCTATTTACACTACTAATGTTATCAGTCCTCGTGTAGTATCTTATCAAAAATACACTGCAGGAAGTATCAATGATTGGGCGTCTTATACGTTGGTAGAGGGTGATGTCGTTACGTACGAAGTAACAGGGGATTCAGAAGAACACGCATTGGCCGAAATAACTGCACCTGCCGGAGGTAAGATAGCAAAAGTTACAGTAGTTACAGAATACATCGGATTAGGTGACTGGAGATACCAGCCTATGGGTTTGTTTGGTACTTTACGCTTTATTGTAGATCCATACAGTCAAGCACGTAAAGACGCTGTAGATTTCGTTCTTAATACTGATTACGGTACCAAGACGCTACGTGCAGAAGCATTTAAACTTGGTAAAGTAGCGGCTACAGCGTAAACGATATACAAATTTAAAATTAGGATTTAATTATGGCCAGTGTAGTAAGTTTGGAACTTTTTAAAATGCATGTCCGTGCGGATGATTTTGCAGACGACGATACATATCTGCAGCATCTTATCAATGCTGCACAAGAAAGCGTTATCAACGCCACGAATCGTCAAGAGGTGGAATTAACAGAAATGGGAGGAGGTACATTTCCACCCACTTTACAGCACGCCATAATGGTATTAGCTGCCCACTGGTATAATCAGCGAGAATCGGTTAGTACTACACAAATGCATGAAGTACCGGACACGCTACAGGCCTTAATTAAACCTTATCGTAAATTAGTAGATGATGTTACAACAACTACAGAATAATGCAAGCGGGAAGAATGAAATATAGAGTAACGCTGCTAGAACCGAAAAAAACAACTAACGAGTACGGAGAAGAAGCGATAGAGTACGTAGAAACGCGTACAGTACACGCAGAACGTGTTAAAACTACTGGATACCGTAGCGAAGAAGTAGGAGAACATTTTCCGAACTATAGCGCAGACTTTAACATACGTGATGCACATCCGGTGTCGGAAAATTGGAGGTTACGGCAAAATGGCGGATATCTATATACAATAACAAACATTATACCAAATATCGACCGAGGTATGAATACTTTAATATGTGTAAGAGTTAACGAGTAATGGGACAAAGTTCGGTAATATATGATGATGCTAATTTGCAGCGGTTATTCGCTGAAATGGACGCAAAGCAGAGACTTAAGGCGCTTAAAGGAGCTTTCCGTAAAGAAGCCAATAGAGTGCGCAAAACAGCATTAAATAATCTGCGCGGAAGCATCCGTACCGACAGGAATATGGAAAGTGGAGTACGAGCAATTGTATTTAAAAGTACTGCTGGATTTCGTGTTACTATTGGTACAAAAAAAGCCACAAAAGACGGTGGAAAGGATTACGGATTCCATAAAAATAGGCAGGGGCTTAAAAAGCCTATACTTATATGGGCTGAAGAGGGAACTAAAGACCGACACACTAAGACCAAGACACGTATTTTTACACGTGAACGCAAAGGACACGCAACCGGTAGTATGCGCAGGTATGGATTTATGCGTAAAACACTAGCGGATGTAAAGGATAGCATAACGGAAAATATGAAAAAAGAGTTAAGTAACAACATCGAAAAAATAGCTGAAAAATATGGCTGTAAATAAAACATCGCTTAGTGCCGGAAGTATTATACGCGCAATATTATTAGAAGATGTTGGCGTAAATGCCTTGACTAATAATGTATTTCCAATTGCGACAGATAAAGCTATACTCCCCTATATTCTGTATCGGAGAACGGCGTTGGATCATAACCCTAACAAAGCTAGACAGCCGGGAGCAGATACTGTACAAATAGAAGTATTATGCTTTACAGAAAAGTATAAGGATGGCGTAGAAATGGCTGAGGCCGTAAGGTCGGCGCTTGACTATGCACAAGGAGAAAAAGACGGGCTAATAATGCGTAGCTGTATACTTATAGACAGCGAAGAGGCCTGGCAAGACGATGCTTATGTACAGCAATTAGTATTTAGCGTAAAAATATAAATTTAAAAACAAAAAAAATGAGTACAACAAAGTCAGGTTATTGCAATGGTAGCGATATGCTACTGTACTTAAATGGAAAAGCTTGTGGTCATTGCACCACGCACACTACAACGCTTAACAGTGAGACAAAAGACCGCGCCGTAAAGCCTATAGCTACAAAAAGTATTTCTGCTGGCCTTTGGAAAGGTAAAGGCGTAACAGGTCTTAGTATATCTGTATCTGCAGAAGGTTTAATTTTTTATGATGAAACCGAAGCAGGATATAAAGAGTTGTTGGCAGCATGGAAAGCCGGAAAGAGTATCCCTATAAAATGCATGGAAAGAGAAAATAGCGATAAGCCTTATTTGGCAGGTAATTTTGTTATTGCATCTCTGGAACGCGTAGATCCTGCTCAGGATGATAGCACATATAGCATATCATTGGATAACGATGGAGAGCCGGAAACATTAGATGAAACGGCTATAACAGAAAACGTAGCAGAAGGATAATATGGCAAAAATAGAAATTAAAATTAATGGCAAAGCATATCCCTGTAGACCTACTATGGGGGCTATGCTTCGCTTTAAAAATGAAACTGGACGCGAAGTTACAGAAATTGACGGGGACTTTAGTGATTTATGTATATACCTATGGTGCTGTGTTGTATCGGCATCTAAAAAAGATAATATACCTTTTGATATGTCGATTATGGATTTTGCGGATAGTATTGAACCGGAAGACATGAACGCCTGGAGTCAGGCGATTCAAGCAGAAAACGAGGCGGAACAACCGAAAGGGTTTAAAAGCAAAAGTCAAAAAAAAAGCCCTTTGAAATAATTGATTTATTAGGCATTGCGCTAGGCTGCGTGCATATATCTTATGATGACTTTTGCAGATGTACGCCAAAAGAGTTCGAAGCAATTTGCAAATCGTGGCAAAAAATGCGCGATGCCGAATATAAAGAAAGTTGGGAACGTACGCGCATGCTAGCCACGATTACTATACAACCACACGTTAAACAAAGACTAACAGCGCAAAAGTTATTACCATTTGCGTGGGATAAAAATGCACCTGATATGCCTAAATACAAGCAAATGACAGCAGAGCAGAGACATAAAAGGATGGAAGAAATAGCAAAAAAGTTAGAATAAATTATAATACAGATGGCAGGTAAAAGCACTATATCTATAACGTTTAAACTTGATGGCGATGGAAAAGGCTTTAAACAGCTAGCTGGAGATGCCGACGGTTTAAAAAAAGCTTTAAGTTCTACATTATTAGAAGCTCAAAAATTTAACGCCAAGGCTATAAATTTTGCGGCGATTTCTACCGGAATATCACAAGCAAGTAGTAGTATTAATCAGCTTATGTCATCTTTAAGCGGTTTGTCAGAAGGCTATAAAAATGCCAAGCAGTCACAAACGCAATTGATAACAGTAATGCGTCAACGTATGAATGCTAATGACGCAGATATAAAGAGTATTAATGATGTAATAAAGGCACAGACTTCCTTAGGTATTATAGGGGGCACTGTTCAGCGACGTGGGGCGCAGCAAGTCGCTACATTCTTGCGGCAAAAAAGTAGCCTAGAGACACTTATACCGGCTATGAATAATTTGATAGCGCAGCAAAAAGGTCTTAGTGCTACACAAGAGGATGCTTATACTGTTGGTAATTTGATGGGAAAAGCCATGCAAGGCCAAACAACAGCATTACGTCGTGTCGGAATTACGTTTACAGCGGCACAGGAAAACGTAATGAAATACGGAAATGAAAGTCAGCGTGCCGCAATGCTAGCGCAAATTATCACGGATAACGTAGGTAACATGAACGCTGAATTAGGTAAGACGGATATAGGTAAACAGAAACAATTAGAAAACAAACTAGCAGGAATTAAAAATAAAATAGGTGAAGTTGCGCAATCTATTATGCCATATTTGTCTGCGGCTACTAGCGTTACAATGATTACTGCTAATGCAACTAATGCCGCCGCCGCTATTAAGTTATTAGGTGCTGCTTTTATATCATTTACCGTGAAAAGCAAACTGGCTGCTGCCGGTATGTATTTGTATAGAAATGCTGCTATAGCAGTAACAGCAATAACAAGAGTATTACAGGCTGCGTTTACAGGGGCCACAATAGGCGCAACTACGCTAAAAATAGCATTACGAGGGTTATTGATAAGTACCGGTATAGGTGCTGCTATAGTTGGGGTAACAATGTTACTCGAATACTTCGCAAATAAAAGCGACAAAGCATCAAAATCCGCGGAAAATGCTGCGGACGGTATAGATACAGTGGCCGAAGCATCCAGGCGCGCTAATCAGACCTACCAAAGTACGCAATCGGAAACGTATAGTGCGCTACTTACAAAGTACAAAGAATTACAGGCAGCGTGGAAAAATTTAACTGATAAACAAAGCAAAATCGCATGGGTGAAAAATAACCAAAGTGCCTTTGCTGATTTAGGAATAAAAGTTAGAAATACATCAGATGCCGAACACGCTTTTACTAAGAATACATCTGCGGTAGTTAATTCTTTTGTACAACGTGCAAAAGCTGCAGCACGCTTGGCTCAATTGACGGAAGAATACCGCACGCAGATAGACCTAGCCGATAAAATACAAACGGCAAACGATGCGGCAAACGCTCGCCATCACGTTAACGCCGGTGACGTAGTACCTGGTAGTAGCCATACGACAGAAGGCGGAGACGAAGCGGTAGGAAATGACGGTAATTGGCGTTACACAGATAAGGGAGCCGCACGAGAAAATACGAAAAAATATGTCGCTAACAGTCTGCAGGATAAGGCTAACAGAGAAGCCTTAAGGCAGTCACAAGAACGTACTAAACGACTAGAATCAGACATCGCTAAAGATGCTAAAAATATTAAGCCTTTAGTTATGCCAAAAACTGACGCTGAAATCAAAGAGGAAAATAAAAATTCAATTATAAAAAATGCAAAATCGTACAAAGACTTATCGCATAATCTTGAGGTTTATAAAAAACGATTGGATGCGGTAGACCCTTCCAACAAAAAATTAGTATCCAGTCTAAATAAACAAATATCGGCTACAGAAAAAGCCGCACAAGCTGCAAAAGAAGCTGGAAGCGGTCTTAATATGCAAGACCCTAAAACGATAGAAGAGGTAGACGCGGCCATAGAAAAACAACAATCACTAAGGAAAAAAGCTACTGCAGATAATATAGCGGGATATGACGCTGAAATTAAACGATTGGGGGATTTGCGAAAACAAATAGAAAATAGTGGACATACAGATATACAGGTAGATCAAATTAAAACATACGAGCAACTTAACCAAGAATTATCATATTATAACGATGCTTTAAATACAGCTAGCGAATCAGAAAGATCAGGTATACAGCAGCGTATAAATGCGCTAAATCAACTAAAAAAGAAATGGGACGATATACAACACGACTTAAAAAAACCAGGAGATATATCCACTCTTAATAGCATAGAGGATTTAGAAGACGCTATCAACTATTACGGAGACATACAGAAACGCCAAAGCGCTGATGAAATAGAAAACACGCAACGAGTCATTAATGCTTTAGACGCAAAGAAAAAGGCTCTACAGCGCGGAATAGAGTTGCCGGATATGCAACGAGAAGCCGCGCAAATTAATAGCTTAAATGGTAAAGAGTTTAAGCTAAAGATACAAAGCATCGGTATTGAGGAATTAAACGAAAAAATTAAAGATTTACGTACACAGCTGAATGATCTTAATAATCCGCCAACAGAAAATCAGAGAAAAGATATAGAAAGCCTTATATCTACGTATGAAAAATGGAGAAATACGGCGGCTAATAGTTTTGATACTTACAAATCCGGGTGGGATAATATTAAAGGAATTGGTGACGGTATAGAAAATATAACGGGAGCATTAGAAGGTAACGGCAATGCATGGCAGAAAGTTACATCTATCGTAGATGGNTTTATACAGCTCTACGAAAGTATTAGTAAGATAGTAGGTATTATTAATTTATTAACAACAGCTACAGTAGAACATACATCAGCAAAAACGGCAGAGGCGGTAGCTACCGGGGTAGCCACGACGGCGGCAGGAGTGGATGCCGGAGCGCAAAATGCTGCTGCAACGGCAACTATACCGGTAATAATTGCCAATAAATTAGCTACTGCATCATTTATGGAATTAGCTGCTGCGTCTTATTTTGCGGCGCATGCTTACATACCCTTTGCCGGTTTTGCCATCGCTTCGGGATTTATTACGGCGGCCACGGCCATAACTCAAGGGATAGGCGTTATGCCATTTGCTAACGGAGGTATAATATCGGGGCCTACCTTGGGGCTTATGGGAGAGTATCCCGGCGCGAGCAATAACCCAGAAGTCGTAGCGCCTCTGGATAAACTACGTGGTTTGTTAAAAACAAATAGTGTAGCGGTGGGCGGCGAGTTCAGACTAAGTGGCCGCGACTTGGTGGCAGTACTGGCTAACGAGACAAGGATAACCGGAAAGTCCGGTCGTAGAACGAATATTAAGTTATAAGGTATGTATATACACGGTGAATTTATTAATCAGATAGGCGACACAATCGCCGTACACATCGTTACAAATGGCGATCGCACAAAGGACATAGAAATAGGTTCCGATGAGGCGGGCGTGTATTTTACTACCGACCCGGTAGAGATAGAAAGCCAGGTCAATGATACGTTTGATCATTTGTTAAAGTATCAGGCATCAATTAAGTTGCTAACTAGCAATTTTATGCCAGACTTTTTTTGTGCGTCTGCAAGGGAAGCGATAGTAAACATCTATAAAAACAACGTTTGCATATTCGCTGGTTTCATAGAGCCTCAAACCTACTCACAGGGATATAACGAGGTGTATGACGAATTAGAATTAAGTTGCATAGATGTACTTTCTGCGTTGCAATATTCTAAATATCATAATATAGGTTACGCCGGTATATTGTACAACATTGTTAAAGCAGATGCAGGACAGCGTACATTCTACGACATAATAATGGAGATACTTAACGGCGTTGTGTCTAATTTGGATATAGTAGGCAAACACAGTATTTATTATTACTATGACGGTAGTAAAGCGGTGGATAATAGTCCGATTAACCGATACAAAATATTTAGTCAGCTCAGTATATCGGAGTTGTTATTTTTAGGAAGCAAAGAGAATGACACATGGCAGCAGGATGAAGTAGTAGAAGAAATTTTGCGATTTCTTAATTTACATATCGTGCAGGACGGATTTACATTTTACATATTCGATTGGTCAAGCGTTAAAGGTAGCGAAGCTATAAACTGGGTAGCTCTAAATGATATGACTAAGACGGATATAACATCGCGGGAATTTATTACAATAGAAACATCAATAGCAGCTGATACGGATACTACAATAAGCGTAGGAGAAGTATTTAATCAGTTATTACTAACCTGTAAGATAGAAAGCATAGAAAGCATCATAGAGAGTCCGTTAGATGAAGATTTGATAACATCTCCGTATGGTAATAAGCAAAAGTATATGACAGAATATAGTAGCGATGGAGAGGGGGCAACTGCTATAAACGCATTTGAAGCTATGGTAAAAGGTAACGCCACAGATTATAATGGCGGTAATATTACTAATTGGTATTTACAGGTTATGAATAATAAACAGTGGTCTTTTCCGATTAATGGAGGAACTAACAATTTCATAGATCTGTACGCGCAAAATAACGAGAATCAACAACTACTGCCTAACATACTACGTACAATGCCTGGGGCTACTATTTTTTCTATCGGAAAAGTATCTATAAATGCAGCAAAAAATGATAATAGCCCAACGTCTAAAGTAGAAATGAGTAAATATTTAGTCGTCAGTGTTAATGGAAATGGAATAGATAA